CCCCCACTCGACGCGGAATGAACCCCACCGACACCGCGTGCAGAAACCCCCCCTTTGCCAACTGCCACGCATCCTCCGCGCGCCCCGTCTCCGCAAACGTCACCCCCACGATCAGGTTCGCCCCCTCCTTCCGAACCTCGCCCCGACCGAAAATATCCAGCACCGTCGGCTGACCCCGGCGCGTCGGGTGCGAATCCAGGATCACGCTGTTCCGCGCGTACCGGCTCACGATATCCAGACCCGCAATATCCAGGTACTGACGCCCCAGCCGCGTCTCCACCCCGTTCTGCGTCGCCGCCACAAACTCCACCCGACGCGCACCCTCGTCGATCGCGCGAACCTGCAAATCATCCAGAAATCCGCGGTACTCCAGACCCAGCCCATCCTCTGTATCTACCGAACGCAATGGTGGAACCTCCTTCCCCGCGTCACGCAAATGCCCCGCTACGTGCGCATGCACCCCCCCGCGATCGCTCGCAGGAATCTTCGTACCGCCACGGCCGCCGTTCAGCACCGCAATCACCGCGCTGCACCCCCGCGTATTCGCCGCGCCAACCGTGCCATCCGCGCTCACCTCGTGATGCCACATCTTGTACGCAGCCTTCGTCCGCGCGTTCCCCTTCGGATCCTCCCACGCAGCCGCAGACCGGTAATACGCACGAGTCCCATCCTTCCGCAGCCGACGCTCATTTGCCGGACCGTCCCACGACCTGTCAACCGTCGCCGTCTTATGCCGACCAATCGCGCCCATCAAATCACCTTCCCCTCCCCGTCATTGCGAGGAGGACGGCCCGCCCCGGGCCGACCGACGTTTACCCGCCTATGGTGGGCGGCAATCTCATTGCCGGTTCAGCGCCTCCTCGATCATCCGTTCCACGTCGTCCTCATCAACCCCCCCCTTGCCGTTCCCCTTCTCCTTCTCATCCCGATCCGGCGGCGCCGGCTCATCATCCAACCCCATCTCCTTCCGCTTCTCACGCCACCGCAGCTCCGCCGCCAGACGCTGATCCTGAATCGCCTCCCAGTCCTCACCTTGTGCCGCACACAACTTCTGCAGCGACGTCATGCCGATCTCCAGCTTCGTCTCCGACGCCTGCGCCTCCTTCAACGGGTCAACCCAATCCCACCCCATCGCAATCCAGTCCACCGCATCGATATCCTCCGCCGTGATCCCACGCAACCGCGCATCCCCCCTAAGCCGCGCGTCCTCCATCACGCTGCGCCACTCCCAATTCAGATACTTCGCCACGAACCAGCCCTGTAGCACCTGAAACGTACGGCGGCTCTCCTGCAGGTCCGTACGCGCGCTCGAGTAGCTCGCCTTCGAAAAATCCCGCAGCACCATCTGCCACGATATCCCCAGCGCGCCACCGATACGTTGAGCCAGCAGCACGATAAACGGCACCAGCTCCGGCACGGGAAAATTCGGAACCAGCGTCTGGATCTCCTCATCCGCATACAACTTGAAGATCATTCCCGGCTCCAGCTCCTGGTCCATCTTGTACCCGTAC